CACATAAAAGAAAAAATTATTAAACCAGAAAATCGCTTAGACAAAGGTGGAGCGAAAGTACGACAAACATCACGGAAGTTTAAGAAATGATTTTACTATGTTACGGTACTCGTCCAGAATGGATCAAAATTAAACCATTAGTTGATTTTTTTAATTCTAAAAAATATCCACATAAAATACTGTTCACAGGACAGCATGAACATATCTCGGATGGTAAATACGATGATAGGTTGATTATACAAAGTACAAATAAAAATAGATTGGATGATATAATTTCATCCGTCATGAATTCTGTTGATTTTTCTGGTATATCAGCAGTATTAATACAGGGCGATACCTGCACTTGTCTTGCTATTGCACTTACTGCATTTAATCATAAAGTACCGATCATACATTTAGAAGCAGGATTGAGGACATATGATTTAGAAAACCCATATCCTGAAGAGGGATATCGGCAAATTATTTCTAGAATAACAGATATTCATCTGTGTCCTACAGAACTATCAAAACGAAATTTACAAAACGAGCAAATAACAAATAAAATATATGTTGTTGGTAATACCGTGTTGGATAATTTGTGCAATATTACCCCAGAGTACGGAGATGAGATATTAGTAACGCTCCATAGAAGAGAAAATCATAAAATAATAAAAGAGTGGTTTTCGGAAATAGATAATTTAAATTTACCCATTACATTAATCCGACATCCAAATCCTGCTATCAGTGATGCTATTTGTATGTTAAAAAATGTAAAAGTTATTGATCCTCTTCCCTATGATGAAATGATACAACGGATTGCAAAATGTAAGTTTTTAATTACGGATAGTGGTGGACTTCAAGAGGAAGGATCATTTTTAAATAAACGAGTTATAATATGCAGAAAAACCACAGAGAGACAAGAAGTTTTAGAAACTCATGGCGTACTATGTCCTGATCCAAAATTTTTAAAAAATATAGTTGACACCATCAACAATAATTATATAATTAATAAACCATGTCCGTTTGGAGATGGAAAATCTTCAGAAAAAATATTCAATATATTGAAGGACATAATATGATTATAGAAACTAATGATTTAAACATAAACCATGAGATAGAAAAGATAGTATCTCAAAACAAAGACGGGTACATCCAAGCAATAGTTACTTTTTGCGAAGAGAAGAATTTAGATCCGATCTATGTCGCAAAACATTTATCTAAACCAATAATTGAAAAAATAAGAGCAGAGGGAGAATCTATCAATCTTCTTCCAAAATCTGCTCGTCTTCCCCTATAAATACTTGACACGCATCCGAACAGATGCTATACTACACTTCGTTCACACACCGTACATTTCGTACAAGGAGAATATATGTCGTTTCAGAATTTGAAGAAAAACTCGCAATCAACTATCTCTCGTCTTACTCAAGAACTTGATAAGTTGAACAAGGGAAGCGAGTCGTACAAGGATGATCGCTTTTGGAAGCCTGAAGTCGATCAAGCAGGAAACGGATTCGCAGTAATTCGCTTCCTTCCCGCAGTTGATGGTGAAGATGTTCCTTGGGTTCGCATCTTTACTCATGGTTTCAAGGGACCAGGCGGTTGGTACATTGAGAACTCTCTTACCACAATCGGAAAGAAGGATCCTGTCTCGGAAATGAATACTGTTCTTTGGAACAGCGGAAACGAGAAGGACAAGGAGATTGCCCGTGACCGCAAGCGTAAGTTGTCGTATATTGCGAACATTCTCGTTGTATCCGATCCAAAGCACCCCGAAAACGAAGGTAAGATTTTCCTCTACAAGTTCGGTAAGAAGATCTTTGATAAGATCATGGAGAAGATCCAACCCGAATTTGCGGATGACGAAGCGGTAAATGTTTTTGATTTCTGGCAAGGTGCAAACTTCAAGTTGAAGATTCGCAAGGTTGCTGGTTACATTAATTACGACAAGAGTGAGTTTGAAGCTCCATCTGCTCTCCTAGATGGAGATGACGCAAAGTTGGAGGCTCTTTGGAAGAAGCAACACGCTCTTAAGGAGTTCAACGATCCTGCAAGTTTCAAGACATACGAGGAACTTAAGGCTCGTCTAAATGAAGTCCTAAATGGTGATGCAAAGGTCACCTCAAAGACCGCAGAGTCCTTTGATGACGATGAGGATTCATTCCCTCGCGCAAAGGCTGCTCCATCTTTCAAGGAGAAGTCCCCTCCAAAGATGGACTCGGATTCCGATGAGGATAACGAGGAAGAGAGCGCACTTGATTACTTCAAGAAGCTCGCAGAAGAGGACGACAATCCTTTCTAAACAAAGGATTTCTCAAAGAAGCAACCCCCGAAAGGGGGTTGTTTTTTATACTATACCTGTTCTGTAATTCTTTTCTAGGATCATGTCGAACACATTGTCGAATGTCTTCGATAGATCTGTTTGGAATTGATAGTTAGCGGATTCTACTCCTCCTCCACCACCTGATACATTATTCATATTGTTTATCACGATTGGTGTCTGAGATTCCGTAGCATCTTTTTCTTCAAAATAAGAAGAACGAATAACTTCCGTTGCTTTTTCGGATAAATTAATTCCCTCTATTTTATTATTATATTGATCCAAAGGAACAATTGCTTCGGGTTTCATATTTTCTGAAATATTTACAAGAACACCTTCTGTTGCTTTTTCGGATAAATTGATTCCCTCTATTTTATTATTATATTGATCCAAAGGAACAATTGCTTCGGGTTTCATATTTTCTGAAATATTTACAAGAACACCTTCGCGTGTTTTGGGATAAACTACACCTCCAGTTTCTAATTGAGGTATACCACTCATTGCTTTTTGAGTGGTTTCGTTTATTGGTGGAACCATTTCATTGAATACTTTTATAGGATCTTCGTTATCGTTGAGATCTTCTATGTCAATGGTTATTCCTGAAGGTAGGGTATAATCAATGTCCTTGAGCATCTGATCATAACCCATTATTCCACTTATAGCAGCACTAATTGGTGCTGCACCAATTCCACCATAATCTGTACTACCCGTTGATGCTTTATTTTCTTTTGCTCCTTCGAACAAAGGAGATACTGAGAATAAATTTTCTTTTTGTCTTTCTGATAAATTACTTTTGTTGATTCTATTGATTAATATATTTTGTTCTGTGGCCATAGATTCTAATACTGGAAGATATTGAGATTGAGCAATTTGCCAACCCGATTCGTCTTCCGTTATTTTATAGGCCTTTGTTACATCAATCATTTTCTTTCTAAATTCTTTATCAAAATCTAGAACAGCAGCAAAAAATTCATCATAAAGTTTGAAACTTTCTTGATCACCCAATTGCTGATTCATTTGCTGAATGGATATTCCACTCTCAACATAATTAGATCTACCACCAAGTCGCATTCCTGTAATGGGATCGTATTGATCTATTTTCTGACTATATTGTTCTTTTGCTTTTTCTCTTTGATCCTCTGGAAGAGCTTCAATTTCTTTTTGCATTTGACTTTCTGTAACCAAGGATGTCTCACCTGTGTCTGAAACTTTAGAGAATACCTTTTCTCCAGTATCTGTGACTACATCTTTTCTGATCATTCCCATTTCAACGCCAGATATTTCTTTGGCAGTAGTTGCTGCCTTGTCAATCTGTGGTGCAATATATGTCTCGGAAAGATATTTTCCAACATGATAACCGATTAATGCTACTGCGGGTGCAAGGAACAACGGACTTTTTAAAATACCAAGTGCGAGTTTTGCAAGAGAATCAATACCCGCATCAAGAAGACCACCGCCTCCACGACTTCCTATAACATCTGGTAATTCTATATTCCCTATACTTTCATTCAAATCAGTTAGTTTAGTAATAATTACACTGTTTTGTTTTTCTTGGGTTGCTGCCCGCTTTTCTTCTAAAACCGCTTGTTCTTTCTTATCTTCTAATATTTGCTCTTCAGCAAAACTAGCAGCCATTTCTCTTTGTTCGTTGGCATCCTTTAGAGTAGAATGGATATTATTTACTTTTTTATCTAAATTTGTAATTTTTGCTTGAATGTTTGCATTCTGCTTTTTTGACATACTGGAAAACTTTTCAGTTAAAGTATTCAACAGTGGCAATTGTTCTTTGAGATATACAAATATCTCAGCTGAAATATCTTCTTTTGAAGGATTTTCGTCTGGGGGAAGAACTGTTTGTTGTACTTTATCTGTTTTTTTCTTTGCCATTTATTTTGCTCTTCTCTTTAATCTTTCGGTTTTTTCTTTCATACTCTTTACATAAAGATTGATGTAAATGTATCTTTCCCAAGGAAGCATATTTTCTAAATCAGATAAGGTATAAATTTCACTTTCCAATAAACAATAATTATTTTTATACATGGATTCCAATGATTCCATGCTCATCATAAAATAAAAAAACTTGAAAAGTCGCTCACCTCCACAGGAAAAGTTTTCCCTGTAATTGGATTTAAGAAATCTTCTTTGTATTGCAATTTTGGCATATTTCTAAAGAAGTCACAAAAAATGTTAAATTCTTTTTTAGGTAAATTGTTTAAAAACTCTATGATTTCTTTTTGAGAAACCTCTGAGCAATTTACAACTTTATTCTGAGTAAAAATTTTATCAAGACAAAGAGATGCGACTTCTAATACAATATCAATAGAATTATTTGCCTGATTGGTTAATTTTAAAAAATCAGAAAATGTAGGATACTTATATTGCACTGCTAAATTATCGTTCAATTTTATTTTTGGTGCTTTTGATTGATAATTTATTATTTTGATTTTTTCCAAATCTAATTCTGTTTCAAATGTCTGATTTGTTTCTGGATCTGTTATTTTTATCTGAATAGATTCGCCCATAGATTTACATCTTAGGTTAATAAACAGTTGTTGTATATCAAAATACGCATAAGAATCGGGATTGAAAGTTTTTGGTTCTATTACACAATTTTTAATTACTTTTTTAATACAATCAAATATGTGTGGCAATTCTTTTGATTCTTTTGCCATTAATAGAATTTTTTCTTCTTTTACTACAAATGGACGATACTTTATGTCTTTACCACTTGGAAGTTTACATGTGTATTCTGGTAATGTTATTAAATCAGTTAAACTCATAGTATATCTTTCATGCTAAAAAGTTATCAAAGTTAGGAAATCCACTAAAAAGATTTGTTAAGTTTGATGTGTTTGATGGAGAAATATTATTATTTGGATTTGCACTATTAGTGGAACGAACTGTTGTGGTTTGAGTTTCCATAGAATAGAATGAGAAGGTAACACCTTGTTTTAAGTTTTCATTCATGGATCCCCAATCATAGCGCAACTCCTGTACTGCTGTTGGGAAGCAATTTCTAAAAATAAATTCTTGATTTATTTTTTCTGAAGTATTCATGGGACGAACGACAATCGTTCCAACATATTCGTTGTAATAAGAAAACCCTCGACCTGGTTTATATACCAGATCTTGCCACAATAATAGCATATTTCTTTCTCTATAATCTTCAGATAACTTAAAGGTTAAATTTATTTGATTACTATAAGAGAAAGAATATGGGACAGGAATTACTGGCAAACCGTTTATTTTTGATTCTGCTGTTGCTAGGGTTTGAGATGGTATTTCTACCGATTCGCAAACAAAACTCATATGACGCAAAAGAGCAGAAGAATTCAAAGAAGAATATCCTGCTCCAGTGGGTGGTGTAATGAACACTTCAAAACGATTTGCTCTTGCAATACCAGTTTGAAATACATTTGAATAAAATTGGTCTAGTTTACTTGCCATTATAGGTTTAGTGTTTTCTCGGTTAGAATTTTAAATTCCCATTGCTGTTTTGCAGCAAACTTTTTTGCTGCTTCCCACTTTTTATTATTTATCATCCATTGTTTCATTTCTGTCAAGTAAGTTTTATTACTTTTATTACCTTTTTCTGGTTCTCTGCATTGTCTTTCTGGTTTAATTTCGACAATGTAGGTTTTTATCTGTTTTGTTTTATCTTTTACTTTAATGATAAAATCTGGATAATACCGATGATATTCATGATCTATAGGTGACAAATAAGGAATTTCTATCTCTTCACTCGCCCATCTCAATATATTTGGATTATCATCACAGAATACCATAAATTTACGCTCCCAGAGAGATCTATAAATAATCTTAGTAGGATCTCCAGCGTATTTGCTTGGATTCTTCGGTGTATATTTACCTTTATACGATGATGCCATATAAATAAAGTAAAACTCCAAAGGATATTTAGCGTGTCTATTATACCAATAGGATCCATAATACAAACTATCGCACCTTTATTGTTGCCAAACGGAACCCCCCAGACAGGCAACAATAATAGTTTAGGGAATATAGGTCCAGGCGGGGTACAACAATCTTCCCCGAATGGATGGGAAACGGCTCCATCTGAAATTTCAGATTTCTCCTCTGCTGAACAATTTATCAATAATCAAGAAGTCAATAACTCAAGAAACATTGCAGAAGCGGAAGAATTGGGTTTTACGAGTCAAATTAATCTTGCAAATGATGTTGACAGTATCATAGAAAGAAACAAAAGCACGCTTGGTCTTACTGGCGGTGCTAATGGATTCTACGACATTGATTTGGTTCGTCCCGCATCTGGTGTTGGTGCGAATGTAGAAGGACCACCCAATCCAGAAGACAAGTATGCATTTTTCAACGAAACCGATGGATTCAGATTATATCTGATTTGTCCTCCACGACCAGCAGTTTCTGTTGCTTTAGCGGCAATAGGTGATGCAGCAGAAAGTGCAGGAAATCTTATCAATGAAGGTGCTGGTAGATTAGGAGAATCCTTACAAGATGGAATAGGACAAGATGCTGCTGCTGCTGTAAATTTAGGACAACAGGCTTCTGATTTAGGCAAAACCGCTCAAGAAGGTGGCCAAAAAGCAGCAGAAATCGGAAAAGCAATTAAAAAATATATGGAAGAATCTGGACAAGAATTTGATGATAAATTTAATGAATATGTAAGAAATGCATATGATGGTCCAGAGGGAAATGCATTCTATTCTATAATTCTTCCGATGCCTAAAGAATTAACGGATTCTCACAATCACAATACGGACAATCTCATGTTGGGTGTTCTTCCCAGAGCAGCAGCAGGAATCGGTATTGGATTGGAAAATTTTTCTAATTCCATTTCTAAAAAATATAAAGATTCAAGAGCAAAGAGAGTAACCGCACCAAATGCAAGCCTACTAGGAGAAGTAGTTGGTGGTGCGTTTGATGCTATATCTGCTGTAGGTGCAGAAGCGGGAGCATATGCTTTCGATCTAGGTAGAGCAAGATTGGGTGTAGGGTTGAATCCAAATGTGGAAACCATTTATGCAACCCCCGCTCCAAGACAATTCCAATTTACTTTTGAATTATATGTAAAATCCAGAGATGAAGCAAGATTGGTTAAAGAATTTATTCAAAAACTAAAACAGCATTCATATCCTCTTTCAGTACTTGGTGTTGGAGGTCAGAGTCAATTATATCTCTATCCAGGCGAAGTGTATTTTGAATTTTCTGGTAAATATAGAAATAACTTATTCAGAAGTTTACGACCCTGCATCATAACTAATATTCAAGTTCAATACAGTAATCAAGATCAATACCAGCATTTTGAAGATGGTTCTTCAATCGTATATGTTGTTTCGATTTCCCTACTTGAAAGCAGATTGCTCGACAGAAATATCTTGGTGGATGATGCAGAACAAAATGCAAATGATACATTCCAAGATAGAGATTTTAGAAATAGTATTAAGTTTAGAGATACATTCTTGGGTGAAGGAATAAGTGATGCGCTTACACAAACCGATGGTATATGGAATGTATTTAATCCCAATTCTTCTAATAGCACCGTAACCGAAACTCCCAATAATCAACCCATCATCCCATGATAACTTCCTATATTCCATTTACTATAGTATTATCTGACAATCAGATCATTCCTGTTAGAAACATTTTTGCATTCAGAAATGTTATAATGGCAGCATTTAATCAGAGAGATTATGTGATGCGATATACAATTAAGACGGGCGATACTCCAGCATCGCTTGCTTACTTCTTATATGGTTCTGACAGATATGAATGGGCGATATACACCCTTAATGGTATAGTGAATCCTTATTTTGATTGGCCTCTATCTGAAGATGATTTTTATGAAATGATAGAGGAAAAATATCTCAATAAAGTTTGTTTGTTTTTAAACTTAGATTCTTTTACCAATAATTTTGTAAAAGGTGAAACTATAACAAACGGCTCTGCTACGGGAATTGTGGATTCTTGGGATAGAACTTTATGTAAAATAACTGTTACTTCTATCACGGGTACATTTGAAGCGGATGATGAAATAACCAGCGCAAGTTCAAGTGGCACTATAGGCAGAATAGTAGAACAAGGACAAGATGCAGTTCATCATTTCGAAACAGAATCTGGTGTTGTTCTTGATCCCTATTTGGGGTATTTACAGGCATATATTGCGGGTACAAACGAATTGTACGCATTAACTAATCATCAGTATGAAGAAAAATTAAATAATTCTAAAAGACAAATATATGTCTTAAAACCAGAATACATCAGAGCAGCAGAAAATGTTTTGATTAAGAACATCAATAAGATTGCTACAATTGATGCAGGAAATACTACAATATGAATACTCTTGATTGGATAGGTTCGATATATTTAACAAATGCAGATACTAAAATTGATATATCTGAAGCTGTCATTAAAATTGAAATAACAGAAGATTTATTTTCTGCCTATCCTTTGGGGTATCTTCTTATTGAGGATACTCCCAGCAATAATATTATTGCAAAAATGGGATTGGATGGTTTGATAGGTAAGGGTGAAGAGTTATCTCTTGCATTCACTACAAAAATAGGTAATTATTTTCAAGAACTGCAAGGATTTTACATCTACAAAGTAGAACCATTTGCTCCAGATGATATTTTATCTGTAAAACAAAAGATGAACTATAGATTGTATTTTTCATCTCAGATATTTTTTACAAATGAATTGGTTCGTATCAATCGGTATTTCGAAGGAAAGTTTTCAGATATAGTAAAGCAAATTGCTGAAAACAATTTACAGATAAAATTAGAAACTTTAGAAGAAACTAATAAAAGACAATCTATTTTCTTTCCCCTTCTAACGCCGATAGAATGTATCAATTTTGTTGCTAGTAGAAGCATTTCTAAAGAGAATAATGCTGATGCAAATTTTGTGTTTTATGGTGACATAAATCACAAATACCATTATGTCAGTTTAGGTAAACTAATGGAGAGTGAACCTATAATCGGAACATATGATTATGATGGTATCAAGATAGAAACACCATTCGGTACAAATTATTTGGGTACTGGACAGATTGATAGAAGTCCAGGCAAATACAATGCATTCCGCTATCAAATAAAAGATTATTCTCCCATCAAGCATATGGTACAAGGCATGTTCTCATCATCTTTGCTGGAATACGATGTAATCAAGAGGAAATATAAGAAAACAACTTATAACTATTGGGACGATTTCGAAAAGACAAGACATTTGACCGACTATCCCATAGTTTCAAAAGGTGCAGATTTTATTAGTTTATCTCAAATCAATCCTGATGCATTCCCTTTATATTATACAGCATCTCACTGGCAAAACGATCCCAATGAATTGTCTTCACTTCCTTTTACTTCTACAAATTCAGGTAAAGATTATATTTTAAAAAGAAGATCTCAGATGCAACAGATCAATCAAATGGGATTGGAACTGGAACTCCCAGGCAATCCTATTATCAAAATAGGTCAGACGGTATATTTTGGTAGACCTCAAACAGATTTTGCTGGTAAGAATGCCGAAACTTGGCGTAGAAATCCATTCGTAACTGGTAAGTTCTTAATTACTAGAAAGACAAGCATTCTTGAAAATAGTAAAACAAATAATACATCTGGGTTTTCTCTGAAAACCGTGTTATCCCTAAGAAAAGATTCTGATGTGGGAACCCGTACTGTTGGTTCGGAGGACGATGAATAATGTATACAGGTAAAGATTCATTTACATTTTGGTTTGGTGTCGTGGAAGATCGAATGGATCCCCTAGAACTTGGTAGATGTCGTGTTCGTATTTTAGGATTCCACCCAGAAAATAGAAATAAATTTCCAACCGAAAAACTTCCTTGGGCTCAAGTAATTCACCCATCTGGTTCTGCATCTCTTAGTGGTAAAGGAACTTCTCCAATAGGATTGGTTGAGGGTTCTTGGGTTGTTGGATTTTTCGTAGATGGTCCTTCTGCACAAATTCCAATTGTGATTGGAAGCATATCTGGAATGAATGAAGAGGTACAAGATGGTGAAAATTATGGTGACGGTTTTAGAGATGTCCGTGAAGATTTAAAACCATTTCCTGTGGATATGTTTTCTAACAAAACTTACCCAGATGGAAAGGGTAAAACTGGTGATGATAGAGGCGCACAGTTAACAAATGAATCGGAATCTAGAAAATATCCAAGGGAAGAATATCTGCCAGAATCTAGTGGTAGATCTCGCGGCACACCAGATTTAAATATTTTAGCACTAAATGATGAACAGAGATTAGATAAAACTATCGTAGATTTAAAAAGAAAATCTAGAGGATCTGGGTTGCGTGATATTTCTGTAGATGTTGCAGATTGCAATCATCCCCGATTCTTTTGCGGAGTTACCAATCAAAGTGGTGTCAACAGAGGAACAATAAAACAATTAGGTATTGGTAATAATAGACAAGAATCTAGTGCAGTGCCTTCTAGAAAGACAAAATCTAAACAATTTGTAGATAAACCAACAAATAATAATGGAATACGAATTGATTCATCAAAAACTATGAATGTGAACAATACTAGC